CTTGAAAATATGGGAAGCTTTTTCCAGAGATCAATCCTAACCTGTTTAAATACTGGACCTGTTTTTGGACTTAATTTATTGAAATTAAATGACGATTTAGATTCTTCTAATCCTGATATAGACACATACTTTTCATATTCATTAGATACTGAGCAGTCTAATGGTGTTTTAACAGAAGTACTTTATTCATCTTTCTATAATAAGGAAAGATTCTGGTTTGCTGACCCTAAGTATTTTTTAGCAACATTAAGCGTTCCTGATACAGGAAGATTGTTTAGCTTAACTAATTTAGGAAGAACCTCTGTAAGTGTTATTACTAGGAAATCAACCGATTCTTCTAGACCTCTTACTGGCTTTGATATCTTTGCTATAGATTGGTATGGTGCGGATAATGTTCCTACTTTTATGCACCCCTATGATTACATATCAGATTACTTTATTGATGTGATAGCAGTATCAGGTAATTGGACAGACTACGCCTCTTTATCTGTTGATCCAAAGTGGGCATTTTGGTTTACCCCTAATGGTTTTATAAAAGACAGGATCGATTCCTTTTTAAATCAACAAGATGTGAATATAATCGCATCTGTTACGGGGTGTATCATTCCTGATTTCGTTAACTTAAATGGTGTTAATCAGTATATCCAAACACTTGTAAATGCTCAGACCCCAACAACTGGATTATTCTGCGCTATAGACGAAAACGCTTTTGAAGACATTTGTAACAATCCTTTCAAGATAGATCTAGTTGGAAATAATCTAATTGATGAGCTTTCTGGGGATCGTGATTTAGCTAACCCGCAGCTTAATTTCTTAAGCTACGATCAACCCCTTGTAACTGACCAATTATACACACAGAATGTGATAGGTGTAACAGGAAGTACTGGATACATCAGCCCTAATGGTGCCTCTGGATCCTATTCAGGCGGTAAAGTCGGTACGCTCTTCACTATAAATTCAGGAGCCACAGCTGGTGTTATATACCAATCATTTCTGCCGTATAACTCCTCTTTATTTGATGGGGGATTACACTATTTAGAGACAAGCGGTACTACCTCTGCAAATGGTGGTATATCTTCTGCTGCTCAAAAAAATGAGCTTAAATCATTTCTTACAGTAAACACATCATCTGATCAAAAGTTTGTTTTAGGGGTAGTTACTGGACTTTCTGGAGCAACTGGATCTTTAATATCCCAGTTTTCTGAATATGATTTGGTAAAGCTTAAAGTAACAGGAACAAGAGATGTTAGTGGTGAGCTTAGAATTATTTGGAGTCATCCTTTAGATACGGCAACATACAGAGCTCAAGGAATTGTTATCGCTCCTACATATACATTGACTTCTTATAATACAGGTGCATCGGGAAGTAACAAGCCATTCTGGACGGATGCTTATCAATTTGGAGACTCTGACTTTGTTGATGTAGTAAACACACAAACACCAGCAGGGGTAACTGGACCTAATGCTCCTATAGGTTATTCAAATGTTTTACAAGGGTATATCAATACGACACTATACTCTGATGTTGAATATGAGGTTTTAGCTGACGGCGATGAGATTTGGCTGAATTCTGCCGGGTCATCAGTTCAGTATTTAAGTTTTGAAAAACAAGTAGATAAGGATCAGTTTAACTATGTAAACTCAAGAGCTCATACAAGTAACTCTCTAACAGGTGTTTCCATCACTAACGTACCTTCTTTTGGGTCGATGTACGCAAGTGACAACATAGGATTCACGGTGTCATATAATAAATTTGATATTGTTTCTGCTAACGGTAATATAAACGATTTTATAGATTGTACAAGAGAGGATGTTACAACCTTCTTAGTAAGCGAGCTTCCTGATGGATCAGTACCTTTCTCTGTTGGCGATTTGGTTGTTTCTACCGATTTAAACATATGTACTCCAACTACAGGAAATAGACAAAACAGATTAGCTAAAATTACCGTAGTTTCAAGAACAACAACTTCTGGAGTTTATAGAGTAATATCAGCTAGACCTGTTTTATACTACTCTGGAGATGGCGGGGGATTAAGAGTTCAGAAATTTTTCTCTATTGCTCAATTTACAAGATCTTTTGATTTCACATACCTTGCTGGATTTACCTTGCAAGATACACACAAGCCAAATGGATCGGATGCTAGAGTTGAACAGATCTTAGATGTTCTTTATGATACAAATCTTGCTAAGACCCTTGCACAGAAGGATGTTATCTCCTTCCGCTACATAATAGATTCGTTTAACGGAATAATCGGGCCTAGCTCTAAATTCCAATATAGCAGATTGGCACAATTGAGACAACAGGCTTTGGCAATAATAAATGCTCCATCTATGGCACAGTTCCAGGAGAGCACAGATCCTAGATTTACAAATGCACCTACTGCGACGAATCCGTACCCTACTTTAAACACAGCCTACATAGCCTCTGGCGGTAATCTTTCACTAAATCCAAGCTATACCTTTAGTTTACCTACAGAAGGCGATGGAGCTAAGTTTGCAGCCTTTTATGCACCCTACATAACTATCAGGGAGAATAATAAAAACATAAACGTTCCTCCTTCGGCTTACGTTTCGAACAACTTCGTAAGAAAATTTGCTAACGGAGAACCTTATGCAATTGTTGCAGGGCAGAAAAGAGGAGCTATAAGCGGGGGAAGTATAGTAGGACTTGAATATGATTTTAGCACAGAAGATAGAGAAAATTTAGAGCCTTTTGGAATAAATCCAATCATTAAGAAGAGAGGTATAGGAGTAGTTATCTTTGGAAATCAGACAGCATACCAAACTGTAAATTCTGCTTTCAATCTTGTTCATGTTAGAGATTTATTGATAAGCATTGAAAGTGATGTTGAAACGATATTGGCTAACTATTTGTTTGATTTTAACGATGACTCAATTAGACTTGAAATTAAAACACTTGTTGATAATTATCTAGATGGTGTAAGATCGGGAGGGGGAGTTTACGCCTACCAAACAATAATGGATGCATCTAATAATACCCCTGCTATCATTGATATGAATATGGGTGTAATCGATGTAATAATAGAACCAGCTAGAGGAATACAGAAGTTCATAAACAGAGTAACAGTAACAAGAACTGGGGGAATAGCAGCGGGTGGATTCGTACAGTTCGTTTAATCGAATTTTATAAATCTAGAGACAAAAGATAAATAAACAAATGGCAGGCTTACCACACTATCAAAATTCGCTATCAGCGATTAATAAATTTGAACCGGTTTATTTAAACCAGTTCGAGATTACTATCTTACCCCCAGCTGCTGTTGTTGGTGGTGAGATTCTTTTGCAACATGTTACAAAGGTTAGTGGTCTTTCTCTAGATAAAAATCCAGGTTTAGCTACTCAGAAATACAAATTTGCCAAAAGAAATTATGCTGGGGCTAAACCAGATAACACATACATGGATTTAAGTTTAACTTTTACCGTTAACTTGAACGATGCCAACTCTATGTATGTCTTTAAAACATTAAGACAATGGTCTGATTTGGTCTACAATCCTTTAACTGGTGCTATGGGCTTAAAAACGGATTACACTGGAACTATAGTGGTCTCGATATTTAATAAGACCGGCGACGTTTTTAGAAGAATAACTTGCAGGGACACTTATCCGACCAAACCGATAACAGCGATGAACCTTAATTATACCTCGGCAGATATTTTTAAGATAACTGATATGGTCTGGGCAGTAGATTACTGGGATGATCAATTCCTTTAAAAAAGCAATATAAAAAATGGCTGGTTTACCACATTATACAAATTCTAGGGCAGCAATAAACAACTTCGAACCTGTTTATTTAAATCAATTTGAGGTTTTAATAAACCCTCCCTCTGGCATCGTAGATTCTAGTTTATCCTTTAGAGGTGAACAGATCTTAACCCAACAGGTGAAAAGTATAACTGGTTTAGCTGTTGATATCTTACCAAATGATTCAGTTACTCAGAATTATAAATTTGCATCTAGACGTTATGCAGGGGGTGAACCATCTACATCTGATATGACCCTAGCTATTGAGTTTGAGATAAATCTAAATGATGCAAACTCGATGACTGTTTATAAAATTTTAAGGCAATGGTCTGATTTAATATACAATCCTCTAACTGGTGCAATGGGACTAAAAACAGATTATGTTGGTTCAATGCTCATCTCGATTTTCAATAAAAGAGGGGACGTTTTTAGAAGGATCAGAATACCTTCTTGTTTTTTAAGCCAGGCCATAAATTCCATGGAGCTCGACTATGAGAATGCTGGAATCTATACAGTAACAGGTAATTGGATCTGTGACTACTGGGAAGATACTTTTCTCTAATTTTTGACTACTTTTCCATTTTTTGGTATATAATACATAAAATCTAAATTTATGTACGACAATTTTTTGTCCCCCGAAGAGATTCTAAGAAAAAAAGAAATGGACGGAGGATTTATTTACGATGATTTATCCGAGGATAAATCACAAGGATCTGCCAATGATGAAACCTCGCAAGATCCTGTAAAAAATAATCTGGGTAACCCTGATCCTAAACCTTTGATTAAGGAGAAGCAAATACCAAATCTAGGTAAGGCAGTTTCTGCAGCACCACACATAGCATCTGATGGCGGGTGGAAAAATCTACCTATTAGTATTATACCTACTGGTGGAATTTTTTATCCTGATGAAACAACTATGGCTATACGAGCTGCAGAGGTTAGGGAGATAAGGCATTTCTCCACCGTTGATGAGGACGATCTATTAGACCTTGAAGAAAAATTAAGTTTTATATTAGACCGATGTTTAAGAATTAAATTTCCAAACGAGGGAGTTTTATCTTATAAAGACCTGAAACAGGAGGATAGGTTTTTTATCATTATGGCTATCAGAGATTTGACCTTTGTGAAAGGTGAAAATTCTATATTACTTAAATCTAAGAAAGGATGTAATACAGCGGATTGTCCATTTAAAGATGGAATAGAATTAAGGACTGGTGTATTAACATCGTACAAATTGGACGAAAAAATTCTTACTTGCTATAATAAAAATTCTCTCTGCTTTGATTTCACAATTAAAAAGACAGGCAAAACTGTAAAAATGTTTATTCCTAGTATTGGTGTAACCCAAGAAATCACTAAGTACATAAAGGAAGCATCGAAGAAAAATATTCAGCTTGATGATGGATTTTTAAGAATAGCACCTTTCATTTTCGAAGATTGGAGGGATTTAACTTTTGAATCATTTGTAAACAGAATGAGGGAAAGCGATTACTGGAGTAAGGAAGAATACAACGTTTACTTTGAGCTTTCAGAGAGGATAAAAGTTGGAACTAAAATGCATGTCAGTCAAATCTGTCAAGTGTGCGGTGGAACGGAGGTCACCGCAGATATAACATTTCCCGGAGGGATCAGATCTCTTTTCCTTGTTTCAGATATCTTTGGGGAACTTCTTCGACCTTAAATTTAGGCTCTGGAACGAGCACGGGTTAAATCCCGATTGGATTGAAAGTATTCCTTTTTATGAATATCAAATTTGGATAGAGAAGCTTAATGATGTTATAGAAAAACAAAACGAGGAATCCCTTGAGGGCGAGGGTAAAAAACAACTTTTCAGTTTTAGTAAGAAGGGAAGGTAAATATATACAAAAAGACTTTAAACATAGATGGCCAGTGATATCAATTCTAAAGTTGCTTCACAATTATTAGATCTTAATAGAAATTTAGATAAGCTTACTGCTGAGGTAAAGAAAAACACACAGGCTACAAAAGAATATGCTACACAGCAGGAAGGAACCCCACCAGAGAATGAAAATATTAAATCCATTGCAGATTCTCTTAAAGGATTAGATGGTTTAAAGGAAATAGCGGATAATTTAAAAAAATTAGATTTGGCTGGTATATCTGAGAAGTTATCTGGTATACCTAAATCCTTTGATAATATTTTAGGAGGTGGTAAATTTAATCTAGGCGATATAGCCCAAAAATTTACAGAAAATAAAAAATCAGGATTTGATGTTAATAAGATACTTGGTGCATTTGCTGAAGGTGGTGTAGCAAAGAAAGAAGGGAATTATCTTGTTGGTGAGAAAGGTCCGGAGATAGTGAAACTTGATGCTGGCTCAGCTGTTATACCTTTAGATTCTAAAGATCTGATCAATGGTCTTTCTGAGATTCCTGAGATTGCAAAGTCTATAAAATCTAAGGAGATCAATCTTTTCGGGGATCTGGATAAACCTGGAATTATTCTCGGTGGAATAGAGAATATTAAAAATAGAATTTCGCTAAATAAGCTTAGAGAAAAATACGAGGAGGATTTAATAGACCAAGAGGGGTTAGAAAAAGATAAGCAAAATCCAGAGGTGCTTAAGAAGCTTGAGAAACAAAATGATATTATACAAAAAATAATAGATTATAGTGGTAATAAAGTTCAGAATGAACTAAACGCTACTAATAAAGAGTATTACGATTTATACAAAAAAGAACTGCCGAATGGACTATCGAAAGATGATCTAGTGTCTTTTAATAAAATATGGGATTCGATTTTAGGAGGATTGCCCCCTGGATCTGTAAACGATCTAACCACATCTAAGGGCCGTTTATTAGCAACCAAGATGCTTCTCAATGACAAGAAAAATGCATCTTCCTCTGTGGAATCCTCCGATGGTTCTACGGCTAAAGGTCAGCTTGGTGACAAATCAGAAGACACGAAAAAAAGCTCAGGTGATGTTTTACCTGGTGGGGAATCTGCAGTTAAAAATACTCCCGACGGACTTTTAAAATCTGAAAAGATTGTTACTGGTGGGGTACCCAAAGTTTCTTCACCAGAGCAAGGGGATTCGTCTTCCCCTAAAAAAACTGGTTCAGATATAATCTCAGATTCTGGTGGTAATGAGGCAGGTGATTCCCTTAAATCTATAGTAAAAGGTCAAGCTGACAAATTGATTTCTAAAATAATTCCAGGTGAAAAAACAAGAGGAATTGTCTCTGGAGGTTTAGATGAGCTACTTTCATCTGGAGGTTCAGAAAATAAGAAGAGTCTAACCAATCTTGCCACAAAAGCACCTTCTCCAAAACCACCAGATCTATCTGGTGATCTTAAAGGCCTGACTAGTGAAATATCTGGTCTTGTCAAGTCAAATGTAGAAACAGTGAAATCTAAAATTTCAGATAAAGTTTCGGGATTGGGCGGAAAAATATCTGAGAAAATTTCGGGGGGATCGAAACAAAATGTTTCGGAGGGAGATACAACTCCTATGAACTTAAACGAATCGATGGAGCAAATAAAAAGCTTACTTTCTAGAATGGCTGTTTCTTTAGAAGGGCCTTTAGAAGTAACCCCGTTAGATTCTCCTTTTAGACCAAATTCAAGAAAGGTTTAAAAAAAGATTTTTTTAGTTCAAATTTTTTTTTTACATTTATTTCTTAATCCCTAAGAATGTCATTTTCCCCAGCTTCAGGAAGCATTTATTTATCAATTTCTGATTTTTTGGATAATATATCCGGTCATGATTTTTCTAAATTTTTAGAATTTAGAAATTGGAGAATTCAACAAATTTATAATACTCAGAATGACACTAATGACATATTAATTTCTTGGGATAAATCAGAATTAAATAAAGATTCAGAATTTTTCTATACCAATTCCAAGGATCAGAGAATGGATTCCATTTATCTTAGAATGGCAAAGGTGTGGGGAGAGAATTCCTATTGCACAAGAATGAAAGTCGGATGTCTTGTTGTTAATCAAAAATCTATAATATCGGACGGATATAACGGATCCCCATCTGGATTTCCTAATCAATGTGAGAGCGAGGATAATATTACCCTCCCCCATATATTACATGCAGAAGCTAATGCTATAACAAAAATTGCAAAAAGTACACAGAGCTCTTACGGATCAACTTTATATGTTACTCTTTCCCCTTGTTTTGAGTGTTCAAAACTTATAATTCAATCGGGCATAAAAAGGGTGGTTTTTAACGAACTTTATAGAAAAACAGATTCAATTCCCTTTTTAGTCAGAGGAGGGGTTGAGATCTTAAAAATTGAACCAATGGAGTAGAATAATAGTAAAAAACAAAAAGAAATATAATGCTGAAACAAAAAGAAAAAAACATCCAGAATCTGGCAGAGGACTTTATTGTCAAAAAATGCGACATCTCCTTCAAAAAACTCTTCGAAAGACTAAAGCCAGGAGTCTCAAATCATTGTTTACTTATTCTCAAAGATCCAGATCTTGCAGAAGATGCTTTCCTTAACACCATGTCTAAGATCTGGACTAAAATAGATCAGTATGATATGGAGAGAGGAAACTTCTCTACCTGGTGTTATAATATCGCCAGAAATGAATCTCTCCTTTTAATAAAATCAAGAAAGAAAGTTCTAAGCTTTTCTGACAGTGATTTAGAATTTCTATGCTCCACCAATTCTCTAGGTGATTACGGGGGTAATTATCAAATGGATGATGATCCATCATTTAATTTATTTTGTGAAAAAAATAAAACCGATGACGTTTACGAATTGGTTTTAGAAGAAATCAAAGCTCTACCCGAATTATATAGAGATATAATGATTGATCGGGAAATCAATGGAATGAAATACAAGGATATTGCTGAGAAGTATAATATCAAAAAAAGATCAATTGCTACTCGGATTAGAAGAGCAAGGGGTAGGATACGTAAAAAAATGAGGGGGAAACAATAATACTAATTTTTAATATAAAAAAAGATTATGCTCAGATTATTTAAAGTCTTAAGGGAAATTAAGGTATATCGGGACTATTTAAAAATTGTCAAAAACGAGTCTTTAAACTCCCCTCTGTGGACTAGAAGAAATTTAAGGAGTGATTGGGTTGG